GCTAAAGCACAGGCCGAATTGAAGTGTGCTTACAGAGATATAGATAAGGTACATAGCAGATTAGGATTTGTCCTAAGTGCTGTACATTACTTACAAACTAAAGATACAAAGGAGTAAAGATATGGAGTTAGGTCAACTAGCACAACAACCACAGTTAGTAAAATTAACAATCGATAACAAAGATATAGTAGAAAAGTACGGAGACGAACTTGAATTCTACATGTATGATAGACAACCACTAGATGTGTTTGCCAAATTGGCAAACTTTGATCAAAATGATCCAGGTAGTATAATACATATTCTACAAACAGTAATACTAAACAAAGAAGGTGAACAAGTCATGAAAGATGGCTTGCAATTACCTATGGATGTTGTAACAGAATGTATTAAGGTGGCTGGCGATACATTGGGAAAGTAACAACCCATAGTATTGAAGAAGAATCGCCAGTAACTAACTATATTTTAATGATTGACGCAATGGCCAAAAGGTATGGATCGTTGCCAAGCAGTATCTTAGCAAATGGTGATACGTTTGATATGATGGTGTTTGATGTTGCTGTAATGACAGAAGTAGTAAATAGTTACAAGCAACAAAATAAACCGTTGCCTCCTGAATTCTATAATAGAGCACAGGTAGACGCATTAGCAGAAGAATATTATGGGCATAAGAGTAAATGATAGAGAAGTAAAAGAAATGTTCAAGGAATTGGAAGATATGCCTCAATTCGTTATGGAAAAAACATATCCTTATCTCAAAAGCAGAACACCCGTAAAATCAGGTAACGCAAGAAGTAAAACAAGATTAGAAAAAAACAAATCAGTTATAGGATCAAGATATCCTTACGCAGACAGACTAGACACAGGATGGAGTCAGCAGGCTCCATATGGTTTCACTGAGCCAGCAACAGAAGAAATAGATAAGTTGATCTCAGATCAAGTTAGAAAGATAGGAAGTTAAATGGCAAAGAATATTGAAGTAACCTTAACCTTAAACAGTAAAGACTTTAACAGCAAACTAGGTAAAGCAAAAGGTTCTTTACAAAATTTTGGGTCAAGTGGTAAAGTAGCAACAGGCACAGTAATAGGTTTAGCCGCAAGATTGGCACCATTAGCCGCAGGATTTATTGCTGTAAAATCTGCAGTAGATGGCTTGTCAAGTTCACTCAGAGTAAGTTCACAGTTTGAAGATGTACAAATAACACTAACAAACATTATTGGTAGTGCTGAAGGAGGTGCGGCCGCACTAAGAGTTATAACAGAAGCCGCAGAAGAATTACCCTTTGCTTTTGAAGAACTATCAGGAGCCGCCCCAGCATTAGCAACAGTCAGTGACAACATTGGCGAACTAGAAGACAACATCAAATTGGCGGCAGATATAGCCGCAAACTTTGGCATACCATTTGAAGTAGCCGCAGGACAATTACAAAGATCATTTAGTGCTGGTGCAGGTGCCGCCGATGTATTCAGAGAAAAAGGTGTATTGGCAGCCGCAGGATTTGAAGCAGGCGTAAAAGTCAGCATAGAAGAAACAATAGAAAAGATTAGAGAATTTGGTGACAGTATTGAAGGTTCAGCACAAACATTAAACACATCATTTTCAGGTGCTACTTCTCAGGCAGGAGATGCCTTAACACTATTTCAAAAAGCAATAGGTGACGCATTTAGACCAGAAGCAACTGCTTTTTTAAACACACTTGTAGAACGTTTTAGAGAAAACAAAGAAGAAATAATGGCGTTTGCAAAAGCCATAGGCACAAACGCACTAGACGGATTCAAAGCATTTTTAAAGGGTGCGGCAACAGTAGTAGATATTATTTTAAGCATAGGCGCAACAGCCAAAAGTATTGCACAAGGCATAAAACAAAACTTTGGAGAACAGATTAAAGTAGTAGCAGATGTAGTTGTAAAAGCATTTGCTGGTATTATAGAAGCAATTAGTTTTGTTGGTATAGGACTAGGTAAACTAATAGCATTAGTTAGTGATGATACCAGTGTAGAAGAGTTCTTTTTAAACATAAACGATGCCGCAAACCGTGTAAGAACAGAAGGTATGTCTGCCATAGATGATGTATCAGAAGGACTCGGTACATTTATTCCTGTAACCACAGCCAGAGATGCTGTTAACCAATTGGTAACAGACTTTGAAACAGGTGGTGCTGAGATAAGAGCAGAACTAGATAGAATAGATGAAGCCAGTAAGGAATTTGGTAGAAATACAAAAATTAATTTAGGTACGGCAGGAGATGCCTTAACATTATTTACAGACACAGGTCTTACAGATTTTGGTAATAAATTATCATCGATCTTAGGAATAAATCCTTTGCTTGTAATGTTTGAAAAATTTTCACAAGGTAGTCAAATCATTGATACTGCTATAGGCGGTAACATAGAAACATTATTGAGATTTGCTGATGCTGTTGATGTTATTAAAGTAGCATTCGAAGAAAACTTAATTACACAAGATGAATATAACAGAGCAGTAAAATTAATCGAAGAACAATTTAAAGAGTTAGGTCTAACAGTAGAAGAAATTATACCACTTATTGATCAAATTGATGAAGCATTTGCTGAGCAAGAAGGTTTAAGAAGTTTCTTAGAAACATTTGGCCAAGCACAAAAGGCACTAAGTGAAGACTTGGCAACAGCATTAGTAGAAGGAGAAAGTGCCGCAAAAGCATTCCAAAGTTTCTTTAAAAAATTAGTTGTACAACTTATAGCAGACGCATTACGTTTAGCAATAATACAGCCAATACTAGGAAGTTTATTTGGTGTAAGTTTTGGTGCAGGTGGTGCCGTAAGTGGACTTACAGGTGGTGGACTGTTTGGATTATTCAAAGCAGACGGTGGACCAGTAATGGCAAACCGACCATACATTGTAGGTGAACGTGGACCAGAACTATTTGTACCAGGACAAAGTGGTGGTATAGTACCAAACGAAGCATTAGGTATGGGTGGTGGCACAACTGTTAATTACAATATACAGGCAGTAGATGCCCAAAGTTTTCAGGCCTTAGTAGCAAAAGACCCTGAGTTTATATTTGCTGTCACAGAAGCAGGTAGAAGGAGGTTACCACAATAATGTCAATACAAACAATAATAGATAACGCAACATACATAAAGTTTGGCAGAACAAAAACTGCTGGACAAACACTATCAAGAAGTGGTAGAGTGCTTACCAGCACAAGACCTACAAGTCAACCTTTTAACTTTGAAGTAGGCATGCATGATGCTTTACGTTTCAGTGAAAACAGAGACCTAATTGAAGAAATAGATAGACTAGATATAACCACAGAAGAAAGCATAGATATAGGTACAACAAATACAAATTTAAGTTATATCACAGCATTCAAAGGTGCCGCAAATGCCAGTCAAATTGGACAAATAACTGTAACCAGTGCAAGTGGTAGTAGTATTGTTTTGAATACCAGTAGTGTGTCAGGCACACCTGCTAACGCATTCAAGAAAGGTGACTTTATACAATTAGGTAGCAGTTATAGATATCCTTATAGAGTAACCAGTGATGTAGCATGGAATAGCAGTAGTGTTACTGTACCTATACACAGACCTTTTATAGCACAAGACAGTTATACTGTAAGTGGTAAAGGTATTGTAGTAGGTTCTGCTGTGACTTTTAGGGTCAAAATGTTAGATAAGCCAGAATATCGTGTGTATCCGCATGATCTGTTAGCATTTGATAGTGCTTTTAGTTTGATAGAGATAATTGAGTAATGGCAACAACAATAACCAGTGTACAACAAGCAGACATAAGTCATGCAATGTTTATTGACCTAGAAGTAGGTGGTAATGTATTTCATATCAGTAATGCTTACACACCTGTAACAATAGGTTCAGATACATACAATGAATTAGGTATATTGCTAAATGTCACAGACTTTACAGATGAAATCAGAGCAACAGAAGGTGATATTACCATATCAGTAAGTGGTATTCCTTCAGAAACAAATTACATAACAAGAGTGTTAGAAGCACCTATATTAGGTGGTAATGTTACACTAAAACGTGGATTCTTCCACACCAGTAACAGTGAAATCATATCAGGACAAGTGTTTACACGTTTTAAAGGTGTAATATCAAACTTTCAACTACAAGAAGATACTAACTTACCAGAAGGATTCAACACAACAGGTATAACATTTAGTGTAGCAAGTTTAAACACATTGTTAGAAACAAAAATATCAGGACAAAAAACAGATCCCACAGATAGAGATAGATTTGACGCCACAGACAAAGCATTTGACCGTGTGCCCGACTTACAAAACTTACAGTTTGACTTTGGTATGGAATACAAACCAGGTACAGGTGTAGGCGGCGGTGGCGGCGGTGGTGGTGGTGGTGGCGGTGGTGGCCGTGACGACAGACGTAGAAGGGAACAAAGATAATGGAAGTACGCAAAGCACAAAGAAAAGATTTTTACCGTATTGCAATGCTGTTCAAGGACTTCGCCAATGCGGCACCAGTAGAATATTATCATGATCCAGAATACAATATAAATCACATATACAAACGTTTTGATTATGTAAGAATGGCAGGTGTTTTATTAGTAGCAGAACATGAAGAAGACATAGTAGGATTTTTGATGGCCGCACCAGTCGAAGATGTTTGGTTAACAGATAGATTAACAATGAGAGAACTAGCATGGTGGGTAGATCCAGAATATAGAAGTACAAGTGCTGGTGGTAGATTATTTATAGATTATCAAAACCACTGTGAACAATTACTACAAGCAGGTTGTATAGTAGGATACACAATGACTATGTTAGAACAATCACCAAATATAAATTTAGAAAAACGTGGTATGGATAAAATAGAAAGCATTTACATGAGGACAGCATAATGGGTATTATATCAGCCATAACAGCAGTTTTTAGTGCCATTGTTGGAGGACTTGGAGCAATAGGTATAACAGGTACTGCGGCAAGTATTATTGCTGGTGTTGTAACAGCCGGTATTGCTATAGGCACAGCAAAACAATTAGGTACATATCTCAAACCAGATCTTGGTGCTATGGGAGACCCAGGTGTAAGAATACAGTTGCCTCCTGGCACAGATAACAAAATACCTATAATTTATGGTGATGTATATACCAGTGGACCCATATTAGACGTAAACATATCAAACAAAAATGACACAATGCACTATTGTATTGTGTTAAGTGAAAAAACAACCACAGGCACATTCTCAATAGGAGAAATATATTGGAATGATGCTAGATTAAACTTTGGCACAGGTGCTAACGCACACAAAGTTGTAAGTAAATTTGACAAAAACGCAACAACCAATACAGATTGGAATGGTAAAATCCGTGTAAGAGCATACGCAGGTAGCACATCAAGTAGTAATCAAATATTTCCTGTACCAGGCGGAGGTGTTACAGCCGTAGATGCCACAACAATGATGCCACATTGGACTACACCAAGTCAATACACCATGAGTGATCTGGTTTTTGTAATGATAGAAGTAGATTACAGTTCAGAAGATCAATTAACAGGACTAGGCGCATTAAGTATAGAAGTACAAAATACATTGAATAATCCAGGAGATGTACTACAAGATTACTTGACAAACAGTAGATATGGTTGTGGATTGAAAACAGCAGACATAGACACAGATAGTTTGACAGGCAGTGGTGCTACTTCTATGAAAAGCATATCCAATGAACTTGTACCTTTCACAAATGTAGGTGGTAGTAGTGTAACACGCAAAAGATACACAATTGACGGTGTGTTAAGCACATTTGACTTTGTAAAAACAAACATAGACAAAATTTGCATTGCCTCAAGTGCTTATTTTATGTTTGATGGCAAACAAGGTAAGTTCAAAGTCAAGATGAACCACACAGAAGATACTGCTAATGCTTTTGTACTAAATGATGACAACATTATCAGCAGTATAAAACTGCAAAATACCAGTTTATTCGATATGTTCAATCAAATACAAGTAGAATTTGCTGATCATCAACGTAAAGATCAAAGCAATACTGTATTCATAGAAACTGCCGCATCAAATAGAATGACAAACGAGCCTGATAACAAGTTAGATTATCGTATTGACATGATCAACAACAACATACAAGCAAAAGCACTAGCAAATATAGATCTAAGTCAAACAAGAAACAACCAAGTTTTACAATTTAATGGAGATCACAGTACATTACAAGTAGATGTAGGTGATGTAGTAAAAGTCACAAATGATGTGTATGGATTAAGCAACAAAGAGTATCGTGTAATGCGTATAAAAGAATCAGAAGATGAAACCAGTGCTCTTACAACAGAATTAACAATGATACAGTACAACAGCAACATATATGGTAACGTTTCTGTTAATCAAACACCACCTAATGATGCGGGTAATGCCAATGTTGTAATACCACCAATCATACCGCCTCCAATAGTACCACCTGGTATATTGGGTAATTTTTACTTTAATATATCACAAACAAGCACAACAGGATCAGGTAGTGGTGCTAAATTTATTGCTAGAGCAAATGTAGATGCTACACCACCTGTGTATGATGCTGTATATGTTATACCAGGACAGCAAGGTACAAATTATGCTAACGCAGACACTATTGTTGTGTCAGGAGATACTTTACGAGGTAGAACACCAGAAAATGATCTCAGTTTTAGAGTAGCAGGTGTATTAGCAGGAGGTGTACTAAATCCAACAACAAACAGCACACAAAATATCACAGGTAATGCCATGGTGTATAACAGTGATGGATACAGTGGCGGTATTGATAGATTTGGATTAGGTAATTTTGCCGCAGGTGGACAAGTTGATACAGCACCTGCCGCCAACGTAAATTTAACAGCCAATACAGCAGTTTTAAGGGAAATAACACCTAGAGTACCAATTGACTTGGCAAATATTGAAAATGGCAAATATACTGTACTTACAAATGCAACACCATTAGGACAATTGCCTGGAAGTGGTATAGCAGACTATGGTTTGAGATTTGGTATTGATGTTGATTTTGCCAACAATAATACAATAGTAAATCATGTTAGTAATGGACAAAATTATTTGAATTTTGATAGTATACCTAGTGTGATTAATTCACAGGGTGAGTTTGAAGTAACAGACGATATGATCAGTGCAACAATTAAGTTGGAAGGCTTTAACACACTGGCAAATGTAGGTGGTTCGCCTAATACAGTAGGTTTCACAAACTTGAAATATGACATGTTGCGTATAAACAAAGGAGAGATAGAATAATGAATTGGATTGTTTATTATACTTCAAACGGCAGAATAGCATTTAATAATTTCATAGGCTCAGAAGCAAGAGTGCAAAAAATATGCAGTGTGAATCCAGGTACAACATACATGGCAGGCAAATGTCATCATGAACATTGTAAAGTAGATATCACACAAGATCCTCCAGTAATTTTACATAACCAAGACTTAGTGCCTGTTCATGGTTGGATGCGACAACGCAGAGACATAATGCTTAGTGCATGTGACTGGACACAGGCGCCAGATTCACCATTATCAGACAGTAAAAAAACAGAATGGCAAACTTACAGACAAGCACTACGTGATATCACAAACACATACCCAAACCCAGCCGAAAAAGAAGATGTAACTTGGCCAACTCCGCCAAGTTAGATAAATATACAAGTAACAAAAATGCCTATAGTGCCTCAGTGCTGTAGGAATACCCTTCAGGAGTAGAACATATGAGTGGAAGACTTTTATCCTTTTCTAAATACTTAGGTGGTGCTGACAATGTACAAGTATTAGAAGTATTCAAAGACACAGCATCAACATTCACGTACAATTATGGTACGGATATATCACAATACAATTTCGAACTAAGTGCCCAAACATTAGTAGTAAACAGTTTGACATACGACAGAACATCAGGTGATCCAAATTTTACTGATTCAACAGTTACAGGTTTCTTTGCTAACGCAGAAATAGCCTCTAGTAATATAAACAGATTAAGCAATGCCGCAGGTACAGTAAACATTACAATACCAGGCAATTTATACACAGGTAATGTATTACCTGATAGTAGAGGTGAAACACCAATAACAGTAGTTGGGGTCAGATGGACTAATACAGGAGTAACACCAGCAGTAGTTGATGAACATAGATGGGCATTGATACATAGATATTCACCAGATTCAACTTTAGGCAAACCTAGTACGTCAGCAGGATTCACAACACTGACAACAACATAGGAGACCTTAATGGCAAATATAACAGTTTCAGCAAATACTTCCACAATAAGTGTTAACCAGAGTAATAATTTAGTTACAGTTAGTTCTACTCCAACCACAGTTACAGTCGGAGAATCAACCGCAGTAGGTAATGCAGACATTAGAAGTGCATTAAGTAATACCTTACCTATAACATATAATCAAAGTACAGGTGTTTTTGGTCTTGATAGCACAACATTAATGACTAATACTGTAAATCCAGCATTGGCGGCAGGTATTACATCAAATATTATCACAACAGGTGAATTATTTGGTGATGGTATCACATCAAAAGTAACAAATGAAGCAAGAACAGGTAATCTAAACGGTAGTTTTACAAGTATAACAGTTGTAGACAGAGATATGGCCGCAAATACCAGTGCTAATGATAAGGCATTTGGTGATGCAAATAGATTAGAAGTAGGTGTCTCAAGAACAGAATTCAAAAATCCCACAGGTAATATTGCAAGAACTGGTGTAGGACCTAGTGGACCTAATGCTGAAAGAATGGTTATTCAACGCATGGATAACACACAAGATTTTTCAACAGATACTTTTGGCAAAATACCAGACGCAGAATATCAATTTATTAGACGTGCACCAACTTATAATTTAGTTGGTAAATTACCTGAAATGTTCGAGAAAGGACAATTCCAAGCATTTTTACTTGATAATACTAACAAAATAATTTTTGCAAATGACAGTACAAGAAAGAATATAGGTTGGGGCGATGATAATTTTTTACCAGCATTACCTTACAATGATGATCCAAATAGATTTGGTTTAGTTGCAGGTGACCATGGTGATCCTGACGGTTATGGTGGTACTCGTTTTGGTGGCGATAGATTTATGTCTGGTGGTTTAACTCTTAATAGATTACCCACAGACAATCAAAATGCAGGCTTTAGAAGACAATATGGTACAGCATGGATGTTTGGCCTCAATATGTCAGACAGTGGAAATACCTATCAGTATGCAGGTAATACACATATCACAATGGATGCCGCACCAGATCAAGGTGGAAGTAGTTTTACCAGAGATAAAAGAAGTAGTGGTCAATTAACATTAAACAAAACAAAAATTACAGGATCTGTAACAGGTGGTAACATTGCGGCACTTCTAGCAAATGGATATGTTGCGGCAAATACAAGTAGTGTAGTTAGTACTACATCAGATTCAGTAATAACTACAGTTGAAAATGTACCAGTAGTAGAACTAACATCTATAAAAGGTAATGATACTTCACCTGATGGCAAATCCAAACATCAAGGTATGAATGATACAGCAGGTGCAATATTTGTGGAATCTGGTAATATGCAAAATACCAGTAACATTACAACACATGATATTTACAATGCTGAAAGAGTAGGTACTTCGAATGCATTTAGTGATGGCTTTGCAAGATTAAAAACAGATATAGTTTACAGTCATAGCAATCCTCAAAGTAACAGCATAACAGGTTTATTCTTAACAGATTTACCAAGTGACGGTAGTAATACATCAGGTAGAGCAAACATATTACTCAGTGAAGGTAATGTGAGAATACATGACAAATATACTTTACCAAAAACAGATGGTACTAACGGACAGTTCATGGTCACAGATGGTAATGGCTTTATATCATTTGCATCAGGTGGAACAGGACCTACAGGTCCTCAAGGTGTTGCGGGAGATAAAGGTTCAAAAGGAGAAGTAGGTCCACAGGGTGCTCAAGGACCACAAGGAACTGCTGGTAGCAATGGATCAGATGGAGCAAAAGGACAAAAAGGTGAAGTAGGCTCTACTGGCCCACAAGGACCACAAGGAACAGCAGGAGATAAGGGACAAAAAGGAGAAGTTGGAGCAAATGGACCACAGGGCCCACAAGGTGCTCAAGGACCACAAGGTGCTCAAGGTCCACAAGGTTCTCAAGGTAGTGCTGGAGACAAAGGACAAAAAGGTGAACTTGGCGCACAAGGACCAGGCGGTAGTACAGGACCTACAGGACCACAAGGACCTACTGGTAGTGTATCTGCTTTAACCACTGGCAAAATATTTGTTGGTTCAACAAGTAATACTAGCATACAAGTAACACCAGACAGTAACTTTACAAGCACAGGCAATGCATTTAGTTTAAGTAACAGTTTAAGCAGTATAAAAGCAATAACCAGTGAAAGCAGTGGTAATTTAGCCTTAATTGTAGACAACAGCACAGGTTTTGTCAGTTTAAACAGAGAAATAGACTCTGTAAACACAGGCGGAATGGAAGTAGATGCAAAAGGCTTTGCTATGAAAAGTTTAACACCATTTAATGGTTTGAGTACATCTACAAGCACAACAGGTAGTCCTGTCACAGGCATGGTATGTACTGCAACTGGATCAGGTACAGTGGTCTTTACAGCAGGCAGTAATGTTGTGCAAATATCAGGTATATTTTCAGAAGCCGCATTCAATGGTGGAGGTTCAGGTTCACGAGATCTAGCAGATTATTATGGCAATGGAATGGTATTTGCAAACTTTGGTCTCACCAGTAGTGGTAATGGTAATCAAAATAGACCAATTACATATCCACTAAGTGAAGATCACAGAACAATAGCACTACAAAGCAGTACAACAGGTGGTAGTGCAAATGTCATTGTTGACGAAGTGTCACCAATTGATTATGTGTGGACAGGTAATGACTTATGGGACAGAGGATTATTTCATACCATAGAAAACAGCACTACCAAAAGAAGATTATTAATAGGTGGTTCATTTAGTGCCAGTGATAATCAAATAACAAATGCTATACCTGTAAGTAGAAATGATTATTATATCAATGAAACAGGTACAAACAGTACTACAGAATTTAATACAGGTAGTGCTTCAGGAGTTACAGGTGCGAATGTAACACTAACTGGATTTAATTCATCATTCTACAGTACAGCACAAAGAAGATACAAAAAAACAAAATTAAGAAGCACAAGAGGGTCAACAAGTTTCAGTAATGTTGTATTGATTGGTAATAATGCACAATATGATGACAGTGGATTTGGATATAACCACTGGCCTAGTTTTGGTATAACAACAGTATGGAATGGCACAGACACACCAGGTAATGACACAGGTGCCGCACAATCACCGCCAATCACTCCAGGATTAAGGTTTATACAGTTTACAGATCAAACCATTCAAGATCCTACTGGTAGTAACCCAGAAGAATCCAGTGCTGGTGGACCTAGAATACTGTTAAACAGTAGCCAAGGTAATGTTGATCTAAATGTTGCAGAATATTATCCTAGAGACAATCAAGGCTTAGGTGTATTTGGAGTATATGGTAGTAGTAAAACAAATCCATTTCCAAGAACAAGAAGTATGTTGCCAGGTGGTGTATACTTTACAGCCAGTGAAGACTGGACTGCAAACACAGGAACAGATGCATATTTTGTAAGCACACCAAAACAAAAAGTAGGAATTGATACAGATGCCAATGAAGCACACTTGTTCTTAGCAAGTAACAACGGTGAAACCAGTGTTATGGGCACTAACAAAGTCAGTTTTTATCAATCAGCAAATGCTTTCAGTGGCGGTAACATTGTAGGTGGATACAATGCAATAAAAACAACTACAGAATGGGCAAACATCAGCAGTACAGGTATTCAAACAGGTGGTACAATACAAGGTGCTACAACAGTACTAAAAGCATTTAATGAAACAAAAGTAGACTTAGGTAGTGTAAGTGGTGACCAAAGTAGTGCCTTAAATGCCACTAATGGTAGTATATATACACTGACAGCAACAGGTGGTATAACAATAAACACTATTGCCAATGCTGTAGCAGGTACATCAATGACAATCATTATAACACAAGACGGTACAGGGTCACACGCACTAACCAGTAGTATGAAGTTTGCTGGTGGTGATAAAACTCTAAGTACAGCAGGTGGTAGTATAGATGTTATCAGTGTATTCTTTGATGGTACAACATATTACGCAAGTTTAACTAAAGCATACGCATAGGAGTAATTTATGAGCAATGATGAATTAAAACAATATCTAATAAATGCAGGAGTACCAGAACTTCGTGCCAATGGTATGGTAGATAATGGTTTTATCACAGATAAAGCAAGTGCTGATCAATTTATAGCAGAAATAACACCATACTTATAGGAGTATAGATGCCATTTAGTGCTAGACAAGGATTTTTCAAACCAGCAAGTGGTGGTGGTGCTGATTGGCAACCTAATGAGATAACCACGCAAATATGGATGAAAGCAGAATCAAGTGAAATAACTGCAAGTGGTACAAATGTAACCAGTTGGAACAATAAAGCAAACGGTACAGGACAACAAGATTTCACTCAGTCAACCTCAAGTAAACAACCTACATTTGACAGCACAGACAAACATGTATTGTTTGATGGTAGTGATGATTTTTTACAAGCAGACAGTAGATTTAGTTTCAATGGCAGTGATGCTATATGTATGGTTGCTGTAGTAGACATTGTAGCATATACCAGTCAATTTAGTGGTGTAGCAGACAAATTTTTCCAAGTTGCTGGACCACCTGGTGGTGGTAGTGGAGCACACGGTGCCTTTAGTGTGGCAGCAGGTTCAGGAAGTGTTGGTCTAAATAACAGATTCAACAATGGCTTCAGTGCGTTTGGTAATGGTGGTACAGGTGTTAAGAAAATGGTATCAAGCAGTATGGGGGCAGGTGATCCTTACCACGGAAGTAAGATGTTTCTAAACGGCGCAGATCTTGGAAGTAGATCAAGTGGTTCAGGCACCAGTACACTAGATCTAGATGACGATTTTAGTTATCTAGGTGGTGGACCAGGTGGTGGTACAAATCAATTTATGTTTGCTAACGCAAAAATGTATGAACTTGTATGTATTGAAGATAGCAGTGACACAAATAGGCAACTGTTAGAAGGTTATATGGCTTGGGAACATGGTCTAAATGGCAGTTTACCAGCAGATCATCCTTACAAAAATGCGAGGCCTACAGTATGATTTGGTTATATTTTGATTCACAAGCAGATGCCAATACAGCAATGGCAACTATTGACAGTAGATTAGGTTTACCAGACAGCAATGGAACAAACACATGGGCCATAGCAGTAGAATGTGTAAACAGCAAATGGGCATTTATCAAACCCACATGTGACTTAACTGGTTTGCCTACATACACAGAAAAAGAACATGATAAAGTAACAGATTTAGGATTACCAGATAATCCCAGTGATGCTGAAAATTAAGGAGAAATAAAATGGCAGGAATGAAACGGTCTCAAAGAGGCGGAATGAAAAAGAAGAAAAGAAAAACACAACGTGGCGGCAAAAGAAGGAGTAAAAGAGGATAATGGCACTGACACCTAAACAGAAAAAATTACCCAAAGCCTTACAAGAAGCCATATTGAAAAAACAAAAACAAAAACGTGGACGTAAAAGGAAAGGTAGCAAAAGAGGATAGTACCTGGGTAAAATACTTTGCAAAAATTCGTAAAGTATGCCCGTGGAGTTATAAACTTATGGATTCTATTATTATTTGGGACAATGATGAAGGCAGTTTAAATACTATTGCCGCAACATTTATACAAAGTAAGATGGAAGCATTTGTCTATGTAATGAAAAATAAGACAGCAAAACAACTGTCAGATATGTGTGATATGTTAAATAAAAAGTATGACCACAGTGAATGGTTATGGAGTCATCCAGATGAAGGTGGTGATAGTACACATGTTCCTTGTTTGATACAGCAAGACAGAGATAAGTTAGAACAATTGAGAGAAGCAATAGGATATAATGGCTAATAGAGTAACAACAAAAGAATTAGCAAAAGAGATTGAGCAGATCAAAAACAATCATCTGACCCATATGATGGAGGATATAGATGACCTTAGGAGTGCTGTAAAAGAAAACAGGACATTCTTTCAGGAAAGATTAGATCGCCTAGACAATCGCATAGTCATGATTATGGGTGGTACAATAACCACACTTGTTACACTATTAGCCTCTATTATAGGAGGAATGTTATAATGAGAAGACCACCAAAAGACAAAAAAACAGGACTACCAAAGAAGTATCTTAGTGGTACAAAAGGTACAAAACGTAGTCAATTAGCAAGTATTACTAAACGTATGAAAGCATTAGCCAAAGCAGGCAAAAAAGTACCACAAAGCATGATAGATGAGAGGATGAGACTTGGCAAGAAGACAAAATAAAGCAGTAGAAAAGTCATTGCGTAAAAAAGCAAAAGAAAGTGGCATACCTTACGGCACACTCAAGAAAGTGTTTGAACGTGGAGAAGCCGCATGGTTGACAGGTTCAAGACCTGGTGTAGGCATGACACAATGGGCAATGGCCAGAGTAAACAGTTTTATACGAGGTAGTCGTAAACATGACAAGGACTTGAGATAATGCCAGTACCTCCAAAAACAGCACAAGACAAAGCCAGAAGAGCACTGGCTATTCGCAAAGAATTACCAAAAAGCAAAAGAGCAGGAACACCTGTAGGTGTAGCAAGGGCAAATCAACTTGCCAATGCAGACAACCTATCACTAGACACAATCAAACGCATAAAAAGTTTTATAGCAAGACATGAACCTAACTATAGAAGGGCAGTAGCACAAGGTAAAAGCATGACGGATGGCGGCGTCATCTTGGCAATGGCATTGTGGGGATATCCTGGAATAAAAAGTTGGGTAGATGAACAAATTAACAAATTATCAAAATAAATTAATCGAACAAGTTGAAGACATAATCAACACATTAAGTATCAAGAACCACATTGTATACCAGGTTAGGACGCACATAGACCGTCTGTGTGCAACGGGAGAAGGCAAAGAGGTACTAGAGCACTTCTTGACTGTTTATAACACACACAAACGCAAGTATGTGCGAGACAAGTACATTAAAAGACTGTATTATTGGGATAATTTCATACTAGACGCAAACAAAATTGAATATCAGTATTACAGTAGATGTAACAGGCACAAAGCATGGAACAAAGTGCAAACAGTTCGATATAACAACAAAAAGTAATTAAATTTCCACAAATTCAATATCAGGTGCATATATGGTTTCTGGCCATTTGTTTGCAACCAAAACACCGTTGATTTTGTCAAAAGCACCAAACAAATGTTCTAGATTTTTGATCTGATGTATCGTGAAGTCTTTGTCTTTGGTTTTTTTGTGTTGTTTCAGCATACCACTGATTATGGCATTAACACCCAAGTATTGTGCTTTTTTATTGTATTTGCCCTTGCCAAAACACTTGAATTGTTTGGTCACAAAGGTATCTACTTCTGTGAATTCATGTTGTGCTTCACCTATAACATAAAGTGCATCTTGCAATATGTTTATGAGTAACTGCTTGTCATCTCGGTTTATTCTGCAGAATATAGTGTTTATTTCACTGTTTCTTGTGCCTGATAGTTTGGTATATTTTATTTGATACATGTTTATTTCCTTTTTAATGTCGTACTATAATATTTATCAGAATATCCCAGTATTACCAGGATATTCTGAATACTTTACATCTAAAGTAGGCGTTAGGACAAGCCAATATTATTTACTCATGATTGTCTCATGAAGTTTATCTTTTTGATAAATAATTATTGGATAGGAATTCAAGTAGCCGTATTTGCCAAAATCAATTACTAGTTCCTATCTATCGCACAAAGAGACTCGTTCGAGTCGAAATGTCGTGATTTCCTAAATATCGTATAATTAGGTCCCCCTTTTAACTCATCTTTTAAGGGGGATTTTTTTGGTCAGATGATAAGTAAATGTGATAGGCAAACATGGCTAATACAAAACTAATACAGAACCCTAAAAAGCACTGAGATGACTTGACCTAAAAGGCGGTGCGGTCAGAGATAGTAACATAGCCTGAACAATGTGTTACTTAGATTGGTTAGAGGGCAATTTCCGTACATACGGTTAGCAGTTATACATAGTCAACCTTCTGCAGTAAAATTGATGTTCAGTAGGCATGGTATTATATGCAGACTTCAAAAGTAGTGAGTCATTTTTTTATTTGGCAGAAACTACATTTGAGGTCTCATGGTTATAACATCAAGGGGGGATGAGACGAAGTAAAACAATAACGAAAAAGATGAAATGAACGAAGTGAATGATATCTTTGAAGTTATTAGGTCTTTAGACCTTTTTAATACCACTGTAAGGTATAAAGGTTCAAGTTAAGGACAACTATGACTTGACATTCTGCTAGAGGTATAGTATAATAAGAATATGCAAAAAACAATAATCAACAAGCATGACAACTGTGAACCCTTAATCAATTGGGGTAGAACTAATTCATCAGGGCAACCTGCATTGTGTTGTAGTACATGTAGAGATCGCAAAGGCAGATTAGCATGGATTGATTGGATAAACAAACATGAATTACCCATACTGCAACACATTCCACTAGCAGAAATCACCACAGAGATGGCAGAAATCATCGATAAACCAGTTTAAAGAGATAAATACTTTCTACGTTACACTGACGACGACAGTGATTTACAGGAGAACGCAATGTCAACTGAGTATGAAGATTTTTCAGACAAACAACCACTAAGTGAACAAACACAAAGTGAAGGTTCTAAAGCACACGAGAAATACAGCAAAAGATATCAAGTAAAGAACATAAAGTATGGCGAAAAAACCGTTAGAGGACGTGTTGTTGGCCGTGCAAAAACAGTTGTGCCAGAAGAAGAATTTTACAAATTAGCCGCACTACACAGTAGTTGGCGTGAACTATCAGACTGGTTTGGTGTACCAGTAGGCACATTGCGAGACAATTTCGCAGATATATACGAAAAGGCCACAACCGAAACGAAACAGAAGTTGCGTAGAGCACAATTAGACCTTGCAATGAAAGGTGATCGTGTGATGTTGATATGGCTGGGCAAGAACATATTAGGACAAGCAGAGTCACCTGTTACCAAACAAAGTGATCAAGTGTTACCATGGACAGACAGTGAAGAAGATAAATAAAAATGCTGGGTTAGGAATGATGATCTCCAGAGTTCCGGTTAAACTCAAGGCGGTAACACATGTGTTAATAAACAATTTAATCTCAAAGGAGGAAACTGTTTGTTGTGTGTGATTGTGATACTGCCTGTTCACATAATGCACTTTAGTACAGATACTAAGCCACCTAACTCAGCACTTTATACGACATGAAACTCACAAAACCACAAAACACCATAAGTCTAGATCCTGCACGTTTCCGTGTGGTGGTTGCAGGTAGACGATTTGGTAAAACATATCTAGCCATCAATGAATTGGCTAAATTTGCCAGATATCCCAATAGACGAGTGTTGTATATTGCAACCACATATCGTCAAGCAAAAAATGTCATACTCAATGACCTTATACAGTTCTTAAGTGAAAAGCATTGGGTAAAGAAAATAAATCATTCGGACTTGGAAATAACACTGGTAAATGGTAGTGTTATAGCATTGCGTAGTTCAGACAACAGAGAAGCATTGCGTGGTACCAAATGGAACTTCATAGTATTTGATGAGTTTGCTTCAATGGATCCAGAAACTTATTATAGTGTATTGAGACCCACTTTATCGGACACAGGTGGACATGCTCTATTCATTGGTACACCATTTGGTCGTAATCACTTCTGGGAGATATACAACAATGCTGGTGCATTAGATGATTGGAGCAGTCACACATACACCACACTGAATGGTGGGCAAGTACCTCCAGAAGAAATAGAAGCCGCCAAAAGAGACTTGGATGAAAGAACATTCAATCAAGAGTACAATGCCACATTTGAAGATGCCAGAGGTATTATTGCTTATGCATTTGACAAAGAGAACATTGCAACAGCACCAGAATTATCATCCAGTAATGCATTACACATAGGCATGGACTTTAACACAGACAACTTCTCTGCATGTGTGATGTTGCAGATGAAGGATCATTTGCACGTGATAGATGAAATCATGCTGATGGGTGCCAGCACAAATGACATGTGCAAAGAGATACAACTGAGATATGGTGTGGGTCGCCAGATATTTGTGTATCCTGATGCATCAGGTAATCAAAGAAAGACCAGTGCAGGAGGCTTAACAGATCATCTCATACTGCACAATGCAGGTTTTAAAGTACGCACACCCAAAATAAATCCGCCAGTAAAGGATGCCATTGCCGCAGTAAACAGTAGATTACGCAGTACCAGTGGTGAAATAAAATTACACATTGACCCTAAATGCAAACACACACTGGACAGTTTAAACAAGTTCAGTTACAAAGAAGGCAGTAGGATACCAGACAAAACTAGTGGATACGATCACATGTTTGATGCACTAAAGTATTGTGTGTGGCAACTGTTCCCATTAACACAACAGAGATTTGATGTAAAAACACCAACAAGAAGGCGTTCAGGCTTTATGCCGAGATAAATACTAGTATATGGCATTCACAGGAAAAACACCCAAAAAAGGTTCAGCACAATGGATTAAGAATGAAAAGATCATTGCCAAAAATCCTTTCTTACGTGGTGAACGTGATAAGTCAGAAGGTTTCAAACCAGGCAGTGGTATTGTGAGTGCAGACAATTCACAAGAATACAAAGATGGTTGGGATAGAATATGGGGCAACAAAAACAAAGATGAATCAAAATAAATTAGCACAAAAAAGATTTCGCAAAGCACTAAAACGCAAGAACAAGAAGTACACAGGACCAAAGTATTCAGCACTAGACCAAATGTTAATGATAGCACCATTGTTAGAAAGAGCAGGCATAAACATATTAGGTGAAATGGATACTATAGATATCACAGATAATTTACGCATGAGCCAGCCTATGTCAAGTGAATTATTACCAGCAAGAAAAAGCATGAGCATACTTAATAAAGATGGAAAACAATCAAGCACCAGTTTCACAACTGAGTAGAACATACACAATAACGTATCGACAATGCAAACCAAACAGTGACTTTTGTTTCACAAAAGATTACACTTACACAGGCACAGAAACAGATATTGTGTTGGCATTGAGAGACACAATGGGTCATTACGGTGGCCTAAAAGCAGAACTAATCAAAGAGGAGAAGATATGAAGATAACACCAGAAAAACCAAACATGTTACCCATGAATACATTTACACTAACAGGCATAAGTTTGTTATGGGGTCATATGTTAAACTTAATACACCCATGGTTTATACCACTTACTGTATTATGTATTTTAATTGGATATGGCAGTGAAATTAATTCTAGGAAGGTATTTTAGGATTATGTCTAAACTGTACATGTAGACCCATTGGTCTTACATTACTCCACTTGAACATAGCATTAAACCACAACAACAAGTCAGGATCTAGTTCTATACTTTGAGTAACTATTTTGGCTAATTTAGCCTGTTTCTTGTTTGTGGGATCTTCGAGATAATTTTCAACTACTTTAACAAAGTGTCTCTTAAACTGTATGTTAGGATCAGGTGAGTCGTTATTCTTCATGCTTGGGCTTGATTGTGTTACGCAGTTTACTGTGTGTTTCACGCACAGGCAATGTGGCTTTTAAAAACTTTTCATAACTTTTAGTCACAGGTTTAGGCACCACGTTATTGTTTATAACTGCATACTTTCTAGGCCTTTTTGTTCGCATCTAACAGTTCCTTGTAATATTCTATAGTGATCTCCATGCCCTTACTTACTGGCATAAGACTGGCTTCTGTCATGTCTACATGTTTTAGTGTGTTTACATCAGCACTTACTGTGGCACCTGGTATTTCTCCTGGACGCATTGGCAAGTTTACTACTTTACTGTTACTCTCTGTTAAGTGTACAATCAAGTGTGCTATTTCACCTACTTGTTTGCTATGTGAAGGTCCTACTTCTACAGGTTCTGGAAACACTATGTCTTTTGCGGCTTTTTCTGTTGCTACAACTAAGGCATGTGCTACATCTCCTACCCAACACATATCTGATATCTGTTTGCCATCGCCATATACTTCTATGTCTAAGCCTTCTAGTGCCCTACATATAAACGAGGGAGTAATCTTTCTTACTTTGCTGTCCCCCCATGGTGGCACAGGTCTTTGTCTTGGACCGTAAGCATTCATGGCTCGCACTATGTTTACTTTGGTGTTGTGTTCTTTATTGTACATGTTTACAAAACGTTCTATCATTGTTTTGGTTATTGAATAAGGATTGTTCATCCAATGGTTACCTACACCAATATATGTGCCTGGTAAGTTGTATTGTTTTGCGGCGGCTAACATGTTAAGTCCACCCATTAAGTTACTTTGTGCGGCAGGTCTTGGATTATCAATAGTTTCTTGTGTGCCCAATACTGCGGCCAAATGTATCCAAGCATCTACATGTGCCATTGCTTCTGTTACAGCAACTTCATCACGTACATCACCTAGTATAACAGGACAAGGATATTGTTCTTGTCTGTTGTAATGATCAAATATTATCGGCTCATGCCCTCTTTGAATACATTTTTCTACTACATATGAGCCTATAAATCCTGCTCCACCTGTTATCAATATCTTCATTCTGTTCTCCAATGTTGTTTCATCCATTCTATGTTTCTTACTTCATGTGGCATAGGTTTGCCATGAAAGAATACCATCTTTATGTGTTTGTCTAACTGCTGTATAGCATGTAATTGATTTACTTTGTAACTTACACATGTGCCTGGAAATTTGTTTTGTAAACGTATCACAGGCGGTGCGTCTTGTATTGCTGGTACAGGATTCCTGTTTATTCTAACCACACCCATACACTCTTCTAAAAACTGATTAGTACCACCCCATTGTGTGTAATCACAATCTAAATCTGCATATTCACTGGGTTGGTATTTGCTTGTGAAGTATTTCCACACATTATCACGTACAGTTTTATCCCACATAATCCAAGCAGTTTGTAAGCCACTGGGCCAACCAAAATCACTTATTGTAGCAAATGGTACATCCATGTTAAGTATATCATCGATATTACCTGTGATTATAGTATCCAGGTCCATATATACAACTTTGTTATGATGTTCATGTTCTGGATTTGTAAGGCCTATGATATACCACCACACAGGCAAGTCTACTAGAAATGGTCTTGTTTCACACTCTATGCCTTTGGGTCTGTCTGTGTAACAGATAAATCTGTGTTCTACAGTTGTGTTACGTTTTACACTATGGTATAAATTGTTTACATATTCAGGATCAAACTTAGGACCCCAACTGAAGCATACTATATCTATCATGGAAAGAAACTCCTTTGGTATCTAATTCTACTTGCTGAACACAAATGGTTCAACACAATGTTTTGGTCCTGTCTACTTCTATTTTTTATTTCACACCATATTTTCCAAAGTAAATCATGTTTGCTTACAACACTATCTAATCTATTCATCATGTTGTATATCATATCACCTGAGGGTATATCTGCTGTGATCATACCACCCCAAGTAGGCACTTTTATTTCTTGTGCCAATCTGTTTTCATTTAATCTACCGTCTACTACATTTACAAGTATTGTGCTGTCTATGTTACATCTGTTTATACATTGTACTATGTTCATTGCTGTAGCACTTGTGATAGGGTCACCTATGTCCACTAAGGTGTCACAAATGCTCAGCAACCAACGTATATCATAGTGTTCTAATAGAACATCTACATAGTTGTCTAGTAAATGCATAAACAATTCACGTTGTTCTGTGTCTTTGGGTTTTCTGCGTAGTCTCACTATGTGTGATGCCAATGTGTGACATACTTCTGGTTTGCCTATAAATTCATTTCTTACAGCAGATATGTTTTCTTCTTGATCTTGTAGTCTGTTAAGGTTACGGGCAATTTGTTGTGTGTCACCTGCAATTATGTGTAAGTTAGGATCTAGGGATGTCATCTTTGTTCATTTTCCATGGCCTAGCACACCTATCTCCATAAAAACCACTTTTTGGATTTTCACTCCAGTGTTTGCCAGAAAGATTTATGCCTTTATTCCAAGTGTGTTTGACTGTGCCGTCTTTTTTCTGTGGCGATACATGATATACATCACCGTATAAATTTTCTCTTCTTGCAATAGTAACAGGGTGTACTCCTAGTTCTTGTGCTATTTGCAATATGGTTTTGCCGTATTTCTTTTCAAATTTGCTTGGCTTTTTGGCTCTTTGCCATGGGTTACCAAACAGTTTAACACGCATACGAATGGCTTCTGGTGTAACACCTTCTGCTTCTGCAATGTCGTTGCAACGAATACCCCATTTCTTTTTGAAGTCTACTCTCACTGTTTGGTTGCTTTTAAGTATTTTGTCCTTGCTCATGTTTCTCCGTATTAGGTAAATATTTATCACTTCTTCTTCTAACACCAAAGAAAACATTGGGTAATGCACGATTTAGACTTTCACAGTATGCAGTTGCACATTCATAGTCACTCCAATACTGTTTACTAATTAGCCATTGTTTTGTTGGTTCTGTAATTATTTGCCACATTTTTGTTTTTCCTATATAGTTGTAAAGCAATATTATACACTATTTACACACACAAGTCAACCTTTTTTGCACACGATTTGTCAATATTATGCAGACATTTGATAAATACTTTGTTGAACATCTATAAATTTACGGAGAAAAATTGTCAGAATACATAGACTATATAACTGGCACGCATTCATTATACGACAAGTATTATGATGACTGGCGTTTAGCAATCAATTCATATCACTCAGGACCAGAATACAAAGATGCTCAATATCTAAGAGCATATCAAGTAGATCTCAATACACCTAGTGAAACCATAAACACATATGAAAGAAGTGAAGACGGTTCATATGTGGCAAAAACAAAAGCCAAAGTAGAACATGGTCTCACAAAAAATGAAGTAACAAAAGGACAGGACTATTTGGGTGGTAGTTTTTACAGTGAGAAAATAGATAATACACCTGTGTACAATTATGTAAAACTTATAGCAAGTGAATATAATGCTATACTGTTTCGTAATCCTCCACAACGTAACACAGGCGAACAACCAGAAATGGAACAGTTCATGGAGGATGTAGATGGAGAAGGCTCTACACTAGCAGAGTTCATGAGCCAAGTAGATATACTCACAACAGTATATGGTGTATTACACATAGGTTGTTACAAACCAACAGGCAGTGATATACCCAAGTTTAAAATACACACCCCAGAAGATGTAACCAATTGGAGTTACAAATATGACATAGACGGCAATCTCAAACTAGATGATATGGTTATCAAACTAGAAGACAATGAACAACATGCTGTTTATAGAGTGCTTACACCAGAATTTATAGACACAATTTTTGTAGGCGAAGATGAAGATTATTTACCTCCAGTAGATGACGCAAACCTAGAAAGTGTAGGTGAAAGCACATTTAGAATAAGACAAGTAAATGAACTAGGATATATACCAATAGTTACACTATATCAAAATGTAAAAGTACACAGCAATATTGGTAGTACAATAATATTTGATGTAGCACAAATACAACGTAGCATATATGGTGATAGTGCTGAAATATATTCAGCAATAACATATGGTGCCCATCCAACATTAGTAGTAGATGAAACCACAGACAGCCTTAATGATGGGCAAGTAGGAGCAGAACCTGGAGCAGTAATCAGAGTCCAGGGCGGATTAACTGGCGACCAACAGAACTTTGTGTATCAATTTGCATCACCACCATTAGATGCAATATCAGAAATAAGAGAATTGATAGACAGCAAAATAAACAAACTCACGCAAATATCCATGTTGCGTAGTGAAGATCTAATTAGAAGTGCTCGTAGTGGCAATCAAATAGAAGTATTTGATGACAAACTTGCGGCACTGATCAGAAAGAAAGCAACTAATTTAGAAAACGCAGAAAGCAAATTGTTCGATATGTATTTTGATTGGACAAACCAAATGAAACCAGAAGACTTCAAAATTAGTTACAACAGACAATACAACAAGAGAGCACTAGAGCATGAAATACATGAAATGACACAATTGATAGATGCATATGAAAAATATGAAAGTGTATTCTTAGAAAGACCTAGTGCTGTTACAAGTACAGTTACAGAATTTGTAGCAGAAGAATTTGCCACATCTGCAGAAGCAGAAGCAAGGGCAAGAGAACTAGGAGGTAGTGGTACACATACTCATACATTAGAAGATGGCACAGTTATACACATGCCATTCAAATCTCATGGTGAATATGAACTACAACTAGAAAAGAACAACCCAGGTGTTGATTATGAAGAAAGAAACAGTATCAATGCCCCAGGAATAAAAGAAGTAATGCGTGACAAGGTACGCAATAGATTAGAAGAACTGCTTAATAGTACTAGCAGTCAAAATGGTCTATAATATCTTGAATATAACCCCACTCAGGGACTAAAAGGAGAAAACAATGTCAGAAGGACTAGATGTAAATACACCAGTTGCAGGTGAAACAGTGCAACCAGTAACAGAAACTGAGGTACAAGACCAAAAATCTGAAAAAGAAGTAGAAGCACCAAAAGGCCCTTCTCTAGAGCACAAAGAAGGCAAATTCTATGTAGATGGCAAACGTGTTTACACACGTGAAGAAACTGATAGGATTGCTGTAAATGCCAAGAAGGATGTAGAAAGTAGAATACTTCAAGACTTGGAAGTTGATAACTTTGGACAAGTAAAACAGGTAGTAAACCAACTGAGATCAGCCTCTCCAGAGAGTAATTCTCTAGACGTTGAAGCACTAAAAAGTGCTGTTCAAAAAAGGGAGCAAACAGTTGAAGAACTTCAAAAGGAGTTAAGCAAAGTCAAAACAGACTATGCTGTAAGAGAGCATATTAGTACACTAAAGGAAAGCATGCCTACTACATGGAAGCCAGAGCAAAAAGATGCTGTGGTAGACTTGATGAAAGCCAGAGATATGTTTCAAGTTGAAGGGCAAACATTTGCTATCAAGAATGGTGAGGATTATCTTACCACTGATGGTGAACAGCCAGACTATAAAACTGCTGTAGAAGTAGTTGGTAAAAGTCTAGGTTTGCCATTTGCCAAAAAAGGTGTTGACACTTATGACGTGGATTCAGCAAAAGTTGATTCAGGGAAAACAACAGGAGTCGATGAAAGTCGAATGAAGTCAGATCCCGAGTACAGATCAGCATTTGTCAATTTGCGAAACACTAACAGATCATTAAACAGGAATCAAATAACAGATTCTATGATCCGTAAGAATATAGATAAAATGAGAAGTCATAGAGATATAGGTAACTCTAGGACACTCAGATAATAACCATATAGGAGAAAAATTATGGCAACAACAACAGCACAAATTAATGAACTATATGCGGACGTAGTGGCAGACCTTATTCCATATTATGATGATGCGGTCTTACTTCCAAATCCTTCATTAATTGTAAACTCATATAACCTAAGTGGCGCAATCGGTAATCAAATGAAGATTCCATTGACTAACGTCTACCCAGATGGTAACACGAGTGTATCGGATAACGCAGACCTAATTAATTCAGGGTTTGATTTCAATCCAACATCAGTAACACTATCTGTAAACAAAAAATCAGCAGGTTCAACAATCTCTGAAGAAGCACTTGAAGACGGTGGCATGGACACAGTCAGAAACGCATTAGTTACAAGACTTTCAAGATCTATTGCACAAGCAACAGACGTAGAAGGTATGAGAGTAATGCTTTCAGGCGGTACATCAGCACTAACAGATATGTCAGGTATCAACGTTTCTAACGATGGTAATGCTAACACAGAAATTACAACCGCAGATTTAGCCGTTGTTTTCAGTAATGAAGCAATGGGATATGCGATCAAGAGAGATCCATCAGTCAAGATGTTCAACGATATCCAAAATGACAACCACGACTTTGTGGCTACATTAAGAAATGGATTTTCTCAGATCAGAAGTAACTTTATTAGAGCAGTTGCTACACAAAGTGGTGTGGGATCATCCACAGCATCGTTGGCACAGTTCTCACAATCAGTTGCTAATCTGAGGGCACAAAATGCCCCAGCAGACGTAGGTGGATTCTACTATGCAGTTATAACACCAGCACAAGAACTTAAACTTGCTAGTGAACTTAACGGTGTAGGTGGTATTGCCGGCGGAGCAATCGCAGGTATTTCACAAGACTTGGCAAACCAAGCATTGTTAGAAGGACTAATCGGACAAGCAGTAGGGCTCAGATTCGTTAGAAGTAACAACTTACCTTCAGGCATAGCATCTGCGTAATAGGAGTTGAGTAATGGCATTTATACTATCAGGATCAACAGTAATTAGTTACGCAGAAGCAGTTGACGTAAAGGACAAAGATCAAAGGCTATTTGAAGCCAATGAGATTAACTTTACAGATGTTCCTGATGCCCCTGGTAATTTAAACAATTATCTCGAAGATCTTACACAAAAAGCCACTAACAGAATCAATGAAAAGATTCGTGCTAGTGCTAGATGGAGAGAATATTTAGGTTCAGCAGGTGTTGGTTATAGTGATATAAACAATATACCACCTTTTGTACCTGAAAATATCATAGGACGTAAAAGTGACTTCACAGACATGTGTGCTTATTACACATTGAAAGAATACTTGTTACCCAAGATTGCCGATTTTGGTAATCCAGAAAGTGCTGAAGTACAGAAGATCCAATATTATGAAGGCAAGTTTGAAGATTTATTCAGAGAACTGCTGGATATATTTGATTGGTACGATCAGTCAGGTGACGGTACTGTGAGTGACGGCGAAAAAATGATAAGATTCCGTCAAACACGTAGGACCAGAGGTAGAAGTAACATTACAAGAGTTAGATAATGGCGATTAGAGATACTTTAGTCACAGGTTTAACTGCTAACTTATCCACAAGTAATGTGTCGGTTAGCAGTGAACTGCCTTTTAACTCAGGTGGTGAACCGTTGTACATCAAAAACAAAAAGCATGTGTACGTAGATCAGGATAACAAAGATGTTACCGAACTTTACAGCACACTTGATGGCAATGATGTAACACAAACGGAGACCACTGTAACAGCATTTTTGACAGTAGACGCCAAAAATCAACCCGCAGATATCGACACAATAGTTGATACTGTAGTAGCAGAAAGACTAGGAGTAAGTGGACCTTACATTAAAGAATGTGAGGTTGATACTGAAATCACTCTAGATTATATTACATATAATTTTGATTTCAGATTTTTAACTGTATAACAATAGGAGAAACCAATGGCAGTAATGAACGTAACAGCAGGACAAAAAGCAGTCCTTACATTAGGTAATACAGCACCATTGGCTGTACCAGGAGTATCAAATGGACTTGAAGTTCCATTTATGCAAGACATCACAGTTAATGCTTCCACAGGTGTAGTTAGATATAAAACTCTAGACTCATCAAGTGAAAAAGCATTTACTACTCCATCAACTAACCAGATCTCATTGAACTGTTTAGTAGATGAAGATGTATTCTTTGGCGCATCCAATACGACTAATAAAATTGCTAATGATGGATTATTTGGAACACAGAACGACAAGACAACAGTCTTCTTTAGTGTGGCTTTTGAAGGCACAGGTTCTGGATCCACATATCTAAAAGGATCAGGCTTTTTAAGTGGCTTGGCTCCAACTGCCTCTCAAGATGCGGCGGTATTTATTACCCCTGTAACTATTGAGGTTGATGGTGATCTGACCAAAGCAACAGTCTAGCAATAAATAGTATAGTACCCCCCATTAGTTTGGGGGAGTACTTTTAAGGAGCAGGTATGGAACACAAATTTTTAAGGAACTTTGATGAACATGGTAACTGGACTAAGGAAACACGTATGATTCGTGTAGAAGTAGACGGTGAAATGGTTGAAGTTGATATGGATGAATATGCTAAAAAACATGGCATTGAATTACCAGACAGCAAGTCAAAGAAACACAAAGATGTAAAGGTAGAAAAACATGAAGATATGGCAGAACCACACGGAGAAGGAGATTCTGAAGAGTCTTGAGGTGGAAATGGCCAAAGCACAGGCCGAATTGAAGTGTGCTTACAGAGATATAGATAAGGTACATAGCAGATTAGGATTTGTCCTAAGTGCTGTACATTACTTACAAACTAA